GCTTTTTATATACACAAGCGATTTTTTAAGAAAAGGGGTCCCGGGCGGAAAAAAGCGGATCAAAGTCCGATGGATCCTAAACAAGTCACCAATACATGACACGCAAGTCATTCTTAAGATTAATGCACTTTTAAAAATCAATATCAAAAATCATCACAAAACTGTGGGAGGTTTTCAAGATGAATTTACAGATTGAGTATGTTGGCATTGATTCCATTCAGCCTTATGAGAACAATGCCAGGTCACATGGCAAGGAAGATGTAAAAGCCATCGTGAAATCTATTGAGGAGTTCGGCTTCAACGATCCAATCGGAGTCTGGAACAACCAGATCGTTGAGGGCCACGGCAGACTACTCGCTGCAAAAGAACTGGGTATGAAGGAAGTTCCAATTATCAGACTTGATGAGCTGACAGATGAACAGCGGAAGGCTTACGCTTTGGCACACAACAAAACTGCAGAGCTTTCAGATTGGGATTTTGACGTGCTGGCTTCAGAGCTTCAGGAGATAACCGACATTGACATGACAGAGTTCGGCTTTTTTATTCCGGAGATCAGTTCATCGGAGAATGAAGAAGATCCGGAAGAGCTGTTCGATGACATAGAAAAACTTGAAACACATTATGGTGTTCCTTATCAGGGAAACAAATCAAGAATTGCTGACCTGATAATAAACATCTTACCCTCTGGAAACCGCTTGGTTGACCTGTTTGGAGGTGGGGGGGGCGGTGACGCACTGCGCCATGCTAAGTGGCAAATGGCACAGATTTTTATATAACGATATCAACGAGATGATCACAACACTTTTCATCGATGCAGCTTATGGAAAATATCACGATGAAAAAAGAGTTATCACTAGAGAAGAGTTCAAGGACCTAAAGGATACGGATCCTTATGTCAAATATATATGGTCCTTTGGAAATAATGGCCTTGCATATCTTTGGGGCAAGGATATCGAGGAGCTAAAGACAACAGCGTGTCATTCTCTCATGGATGAAACACTCAACGAGAGAAGGCTTGCATATATGCACTACGTCAAGATGCTCAAAAAGCGCCTTTCTGACAATCGGCTTGAGCCGATAGAAAGGCTGCAATCCTTGGAGCATTTACAAGGATTGCAGCAGCTGGAGGCCTTGCAAAGGCTGGAGGCCTTGCAAAGGCTGGAGGCCTTGCAAAGGCTGGAGGTCTGCAATATGAGCTATGAGGCTTATAAATATGAGACTGGCGATGTGGTTTATTGTGATGTTCCTTATGAACAGCTGGGCAAAGCAAAATGTGATGATTACGGAGTCAACTTCGACTCCCTGGCATTTTACAAATGGGCTAAAGAACAACCATATCAAGTATTTTTTAGCTCATACGAGATATCAGATGATAGTTTCTATAAGGTGAAGCTCAAGTCGATCCAGAGCCTTATAGGAGCGAACACCAATGGAAAAAAGGTTAATGAATATCTATATAGCAATCAAGAAATAAATTATGACAAAGCAACGATGGAAGAACAAAATTAAAAAGCAGTGCGTTGAAGCCGGGACATATCAGAAATATTTCGACACAGTGATTGAGACACTTGCCGGAATACTGGCAACGAGGGACAAGGCGCAAGAGTGGTGGGATGAGACCGGAGGGAATCCAATTGTCAAACATACGAACAAGAGTGGTGCAACGAATATCGTCAAGAATCCTGCTCTTGTAGTTATCCAGGACTGCAATGCGCAGGCCCTGGCATATTGGAGGGACCTTGGACTTACACCTAAAGGCCTCAAGATGCTGGGCGAGAAGGGCCTTGTCAATCAGAACAAGAGCACAGGACTGGCAGAGGCACTTGCTGATCTGGGTATCTGATGAAGGCAAAACATTACAAGCAAGTCGCAATTAAATATGCAAATGATGTTGTCTCAGGGCAGCAGGTAGCAGGAGCAGAAATTATTGCGGCCTGTCAGAGGTTCCTTGATGACCTTGAGCGTAAGGACCTTGAGTTCCGGACAAAAGAACCGGACGCAGCAGTCACCATCATTGAGGGCATTTTTGTTCACAGAAAAGGAGAAGCCCTGGATGGAACACCACTCTTGGGAAAACCATTCAAGCTTGAGCCTTTTCAGATCTTCATCGTTTATAACCTTCTAGGATTTTACTATACCGGAACCAATGAGCGCAGATTCAAAGAGAGCCTGATCCTTTTAGCCAGGAAGAATGGAAAAGCTCTGAGCCTTGACACAGAGATCGCAACACCTGAAGGATTCAAACTCATGCAAGACATCCATCCAGGGGATTTTGTTTTCGGTGCTGATGGTCAGGCATCCGCAGTCATATGTGAGAGCGAGATATTTCACAAAGATATGTATCTTGTGGAGTTTGAAGATGGCACTCAGATAAAAGCCAGCGGAGATCACATCTGGACAGTTCAAACAAAGAGCAGTAGAAGGACCTTCAAAAGAGTAATTACTTTTGAGAACAAAGCAAAAAGCCGACTCCACGAAAATGGAGGTTGGTTTGACACAACAACAGCTGAGATGCTTGAGGACTTTGCACACACAAGGTTAGATGGAAAGGGCATTGAATACAAGTACAGAGTTCCAATGGCTGCTCCGGTTGAGTATTCAGAAAAAGTCCTTCCGGTTGATCCGTACACTTTAGGGGTATGGCTTGGAGATGGAACATCAAGCAAAACCACAGTGACTTGTGATGAAAAAGACATCACAGAGATGGTTGAGCATCTGACAGCTTGTGGACATACTTGCAAGATAAACCGATTCAAAAAGAGAGTTTCAAACATAGCTCTTGACATGATCGAAAAGAAATACACTAAAACTTCAGGGAATCCGCTCCGAAACTCCTTAAGAGAAATCGGAGTTTTTGAAAACAAACATATTCCGGAGCTTTACTTGCATAGCTCAATTGAGCAGCGCATGGAGCTCTTAAGAGGACTCATGGACACAGATGGCTTTTGCAGCAAAAGAGGTCAGTGTGAATTCTCACAGAAAAATGAGAAGCTAGTTGATGAGTTCAGAGAGCTGCTTGCAAGCCTTGGAATCAAGAGCAGCAAGCGTCAAAAAACAATAATGTGCAATGGTAAGAAGTGCAGAAACTATTCTGTACTTTTTTATTGCGACAAGACAAATAATTGCTTCAAGCTGAAGAGAAAATCCGAGAGATTGAAGGACAATCTGTCAGAGAGAATGAAAGCAAAGAGCATTGTCAACATCACAAGGATTCCAACGGAGCCATCCAAGTGCATTATGATAGACAATCCAAGTCACTTGTATTTGGCTACAAGAAGTTATACTGCAACACATAACACTTCATTTATTGCAGCGCTCTCATTCGCAGTGGCAATCATCCAAAGAAAGTCAGGATCCACGATCTATGTTGTGGCTGCAGCCCTTAAGCAGGCACTTGAGACTTTCAACTTCCTTGTATTCACTCTGAAATACAAGAAGATGATTGATGACTTTGTTGTGAAGGACAATTCCTTCGAGCATTCGATAAAATACGAGTTCAAAACAGCTGATGGCAGACCGGACGGAACTATTGAGATTCAGGTCATGGCATCCAATCCGGACGCACAGGATTCATTTAACTGCAATTTTGCCATAGCTGATGAGGTGGCGGCATACAAAAAAGCCGCTCAGTATAACAGATTCAAAGAGGCCATGAAGAGTTACACAAACAAGCTCATGATTGGCATAACCACAGCCGGAGACAATATCAATTCCTTCGGCTATGATCAAATGCAATATGCAGTAAAAGTCGCAAAGGGGATCGTGAAAGACGATTCCTTTTTTAGTTTTGTTGCAAGAGCTGATCAGGATGAGAAAGGCAATGTTGATTACACCAATCCGATCCAGCACATGAAAGCAAATCCAAACTATGGTGTGACCATAAGGCCGCAAGAGATCCTAAACGACTCATTGCAGGCGCAGAACAATCCAAGGCAGAGAAAAGACTTCCTCTCAAGGTCTCTGAACATCTACACAGCAGCTATGAAAGCGTGGTTTGACATTGATGAGTTCAGGGCAAGCGATAAGCAGTATAAGTGGACGATTGCACAACTGGCAAAAATGAACATCACCTGGTATGGAGGAGCGGACCTGTCGAGGATGTACGACCTCACGGCAGCAGCCTTGTTTGGACAGTATAACGGAGTGGATATCATCATCACTCACGCATTCTGTCCGGTAACAATGGCAGTAAATAAAGCCGAGGAGGACAACATCCCTCTTTACGGATGGATGGATGACGGATGGCTGACAATGTGCAACTCTCCGACAGTAAACGCTGCAGACGTGGTGAATTGGTTTATCACCATGAGAAAGATGGGATTCAAGATAAAACAAGTCGGACATGACAGAAAGTTCGCCGGCGAGGAGTATTTCCCATCAATGAAGAAGGCTGGCTTCAAGATCATAGACCAGCCACAGTATTACTACCTGAAATCACAGGGATTCAGGCATATTGAGAAAGCAGCCAAGGATGGCAACCTTTATTATCTGCATTCTGAGGCTTATGAATATTGTGTTTCAAACGTGGCAGCAGTCGAGAAAACGGATGATGCTGTCCAATATGAGAAAATTCAACCAGAGCAGAGGATCGACCTTTTCGATGCCTCTGTTTTTGCATGTATAAGATGCTTGCAAGACGGAGAAAACGCAAAGAAGGGCCAGAGCTGGTGGGGTGAAGAATGAGCAAGAAGAAAAGAAAAACAATTCAGCAAAGAACAGACAAAAAGACATCACCGATCGGAGTGTGGCTGACTGATTCAGACTCAATCAGCTGTCCGGGCTATACGTCACTGGATCAGAATCCGGAGATCATGACAGCCTGCAAGAAGATTGCAGAGCTTATCGGATCGCTGACAATCCATCTGATGACCAATACAGAGCGAGGCGATAAAAGGATCCTCAATGAGCTGTCGAGAAAGATAGACATTGAGCCTGAGATGCACATGACAAGGTCCACATGGATGCAGGCAATCGTCATGAATCTTTTGCTTTACGGAAAAGGAAACTCGATTGTCGTTCCTCACACTTACAACGGGCAGATTGTAAACCTTGAGCCCATATCAGCCTCAAGAGTATCTTTTGAGCCTATAGGCTATAGGGATTACAAGGTCCTTGTAGATGGCAAGGCCAGAGATCCGGAGAACGTCCTTCACTTCGTATTCAATCCTGATAAGACGTATCTCTGGAAAGGCAAAGGAGTCACAGCGAACCTCAAAACGGTAGCTGAAAACCTCAAGCAGGCAGCAGCCACAGAAAAGGGATTTATGGAGTCAAAGTGGAAGCCTTCGATCATAGTCAAGGTCGATTCACTCATTGATGAATTTTCCAATCCGGAAGGCAGGAAGAAGCTCCTCAATGACTACGTGGAATCTTCAGAGGTTGGTGAGCCCTGGCTCATTCCTGCGGAGCAGTTCCAGGTTGAACAGGTCAGACCTCTTTCTCTTGCAGATCTTGCCATTGCTGACACAGTGACTCTTGATAAAAAGACTGTTGCTTCCATCATTGGGATTCCGGCTTTCCTTTTAGGGGTTGGGACCTACAACAAAGATGAATGGAACAACTTCATCCAGAGCACCATAAGGACCATTGTTTTAGGCATCAATCAGGAAATGACAAAAAAGCTGATCATCTCACCAAAGATGTATTTAAGGCTTAATCACCTGTCACTACTTGATTGGGATATCAACACCATTTATGAGGTATTCGGCGGATTGTCAGATAAGGGAATTGTCACAGGTAACGAAGTAAGAGACAGGCTTGGCATGGAACAGCTTGAGGGACTGGATGAGCTCCGGATCCTTGAGAACTATATTCCATCCGACATGATAGGAGCACAAAAGAAACTTATTCAGGGAGGTTCAGAAGATGAGTAATAGAGAAATGAGGCAGCTACGAACTGCCAGCACACAGTTTGAAACGAGGGAAGATGGCGAAAAACTTTCGATTGAAGGATATTTCGCTGTTTTTAATAGCAATTATGAGATAGCACCTGGCATGAGTGAGTCAATCGCTCCGGGGGCTTTCTCAAAAACGCTGTCAGGAGACATCAGAGCCCTGATCAATCATGACACGACCTTTGTTCTTGGCAGGACCAAAGCAAACACACTGCAGCTCCGTGAAGATACACACGGCCTATGGGGACACATCGATATCAATCCGAACGATTCCGATGCAATGAATCTATATGAGCGTGTAAAGAGGGGCGATGTAGACCAGTGCAGTTTTGGTTTTGACATCCTGAGTGAGGAAACCGACTTCCGAGATGATGGATCAGTACATTGGACGATCAAAGAGGTTGAGCTCTATGAAGTTTCACCATGCACCTTCCCGGCATACGAAGAAACAAACATCTCCGCAAGGGCAAAAGAGCGTGATGACTTACTTAAGCGCAGAAATGAAGCCTGGAAGGAGAAAGTCCTTAAGAAACTGAAAGGAGAAAAGGAATGTTAAAAGCACTTGTCTTAAGATCAAGGATCGACTCCGCAAAGAAGGCGCTTGAAGCTCTCAGAGCAAAAGATGAAGAGTTTAATAAGCGTGAGGAAGAGATCACACAGGCTATTGAAGAGGCAGCTCAGATGGAAGAAGGCGAGGAAAAGGTAGAAGCTCAGAAGGCTGTTGAGGGAGAGGCTGAGAAGTTTGATTCCGAGAAGGCAGCTCATGAAGAGGAGAAGCAGAAGCTTGAGGATTCCATCACAGAAATGGAAAACGACCTTGCTGCCACAGAAGAGAGTCAGGACACAGCACCTCAGGAAGCTCCTGAGGCGAGAACAAACAAAGGAGAGAAAACAATCATGAAGAGAAACAGATTTTTCAGAAACGTAGAAAACATCGATGCTATGTTCCAGCGTGATGATGTCAAGGCTTACCTTGCAGAAGTAAGATCCTGCATCAAGAACAAGAGAGAGCTCACAAACGTAGGCCTTACAATTCCGGAAGTGTTCATCGGAATCATCAAGGAGAACGTTGAGAATTATTCAAAGCTTTACAAGCACGTAAATGTGCAGTCTATTGCTGGAAACGGCAGAGAAGTTATCCAGGGAACAGTAGCAGAGGCAATCTGGACAGAGTGCTGCGCAGTTCTTAATGAGCTGAGCCTTGGATTCAATGATGTTGAAGTTGACTGCTTCAAGGTAGCCGGATATTACAAAGTCTGCAATGCAGTTCTTGAGGACAACGATGTTGATCTTGCAGCAAAGCTCCTTGAGGCTCTTTCACAGGCAATCGGCCTTGCAGTAGATAAGGCCATCCTCTATGGACGTAACGGAGTCAACACTCAGAAGATGCCTCTTGGTGTTGTATCAAGACTGGCTCAGACAACTCAGCCGGCTTCTTATCCTTCAACAGCAAGACCTTGGGTTGATCTTCACGAGACCAACATCATCACACTGGCAGCAGGACTTTCCGGTGCAGCTCTTTTCAAGGAGATTGTACTTGCCAGCGGTGCTGCTAAGAGCGATTACTCAAGAGGTGAGCTTGTATGGGTAATGAACCGCAAGACCTACACAGCTCTTGTTGCAAACACAATCTCTGTTGATGCAGAGGGTCGCATTGTCAGTGGTGTATCTGACAGAATGCCTGTTATCGGTGGAATCATTGAAGTTCTCAACTTCATCCCTGATAACACAATCATCGGTGGATTCTTCGACCTTTATCTCCTTGGTGAGAGAGCAGGCGCTAAGTTCGCACAGTCTGAGCACGTATTCTTCATTCAGGATCAGACAGCATTCAAGGGCACAGCAAGATATGATGGACAGCCTGTTATCGCAGAGGGCTTCGTTGCCATCGGTCTTGAAAGCACAACTCCTAGCGCCGCAGCTGTTACTTTTGCACCTGACACAGCAAACACAGGAGCTTAATGAGTTACAAAGTTGTAAGGTTCTTCACTGACCTTCAGGATAATGGTTTTGCTTATAACCCTGGGGACAAGTTCCCCAGGGATGGCAAAGAAGTTACAGAGACGAGGCTCAAAGAGCTTTCATCTGTGAACAATCGCCAGGGCAAGATCCTCATTGAGAAGATCGAGGAGGTTCCGGAGGGCGAACCGGAGACCTTTGAGGAACCAAAGAAAAAGAGCCCAGCAAAGAAAAGGAGCAAGTAAATGACAACGGAGCAAATAACCGAGCTGCTTTCAATGCTCAAAGTGGACTTGGGTATCATGTCAACAACTGCATACGATGAAAGGCTTTCACAGTATCTCGAAAACGCTTTTGATTCCATTCAGGAAGAGGGAGCAACAATCGACCTTACTGTTTTGAAAGACAAGCAGCTTGTGGTCATGTATGCAGCATGGACCTGGAGGAAAAGAGAGAGCGGAGAGGGTATGCCAAGGATGCTCCGCTATGCTCTCAACAATAGAATTTTTAGCGAGAAGGTAAACAATGGATGATGTTTTAGTTCTGCTTTCGCAGGAACACACGAAAGATGAATATGGAGCGCCACAGACAACGATCACAAGAAAAGAAGTCTTTTGCCAGGTCCACAGCGCCACAAGAGCAGAGGTTTTTGAAGGTGGACGTAACGGATTGAATCCGACTTTTATGTTTACCGTGTTCAATGGTGATTATGCTGGAGAGACCATTGTGGAATATCAGGGCAGGACATATTCGATCTATAGAACTTACATCGTTCCGGGGACAGACTATATCGAACTGTATGTCGAAAGGAAAGGTGGAACCAATGGCAAAGAAAACCACTCTTGAGAATCTTGATTCTGAAATACAAAAGATCCTTGATGAGTACAAAGACGAAGTTGAAAGCCACATGGATGAGATCGTTGTGAGAGTTGGGAAAAAAGGTGTCCAGGCATTGAAAAACGAATCTCTTTCAAGGTTCCCGGATTCCAAAATGCACAAAAAGCGATATGGTCAGACATGGACCTATGCTGTTGAGAAGAAAAGACTATACACAGAAGTCATCATCTATAACAAGCAGGCATGGCTTCCGCATCTTTTGGAAAATGGTCACGCTATTGTATCAGGTGGACGCAAAAAAGGAAAAGTAAACGCATACAAACATATTGAACCGATTGCGGAAAAGCTTGAGCGAGACTTTGAGATGGAGGTGATAAACGGACTATGACACTACAGCAAGTAAATCAGATGGTATCGTCAATGGGCCTTCCATACTCATATTACCAATTCACCGAAGATACTGCACAAGCGCCGCCTTTTATCTGCTTTTTCTATGGTCCGTCTGATGACCTTTACGCTGATAATTCAAACTATCAGGATATAAGACAGCTCAATATTGAGCTATATACAACAACTAAAGATTTTGCCCTGGAAAGAACCATTGAGAACATATTAAAGCTCAATGGTTTTTCTTTTTACCGGGGAGAGAATTTCATCGAATCAGAAAAAATATGGCAAATCGCCTATGAAATGGAGGTGCTAATAACAAATTGACAGGCATTTATTGCATAGAAAACAAAATCAATGGCAAAAAATATGTCGGTCAAGCTGCTGATGTTGAGGCTAGATGGAGACATCATAGATGCTTACTCGATAGCAACAGGCATCACAGTGTAGCGCTTCAAAGAGCATGGAATAAGTACTCCAAAGATGCTTTTGAGTTTTATATGTTGGAGCAATGCGAAGCTGACCAATTGAATGAGCTTGAAAAGAAATGGATAGAGAAACTAAACACTTTTGGCAAAGGTTACAACATGACTAAAGGTGGAGAAGGTCAACTCGGCACAAAGCTTTCAGATGACAGAAAAAAACATTTATCAAAGATAAATATGGGACCTTTGAATCCAAATTACGGATTAAAAAGATCTTTGGAGACAAGACAAAAGATGTCAAAAGCCATGTCGTTCAAAAGAGGGCCAATGAGCGATATCCATAAGAATAAGATTTCAAAAGCTTGTAAGAGCATCAAGCATGAGTCACAAAACAAATCAGTCTTATGGGTAGAGGCTCAAAAGGCTTTTAAAAGTATTTCCGATGCATCAGAAAAGACGGGATTTTCCATAAGTGGAATAAGTAAGGTCTGCCTGGGGCAGAGGAAAGCAATTTACAATCAACATTTTATGTTTATTCAGGAGGGATAAAACATGAATAAAGTAAAGTACGGTCTTAAAAGTGTTTTTTATGCGCTATGTACAGTTGACCCTGTGACCAATGTAGCTACATATGGAGAACCGGTGGCATGGCCTGGAGCTGTCAGCCTCTCACTTGATGCAGAGGGCAACACTACAAAGTTTAGAGCCGACAACATCGACTACTGGGTTGGACAGTCTAATAACGGCTACTCAGGAGACTTTGAGAGTGCACTGATTCCTGATGCATTCAGAACGGACATCCTGGGAGACGTGTCTCCTACACAACACGAAGGAATCTTGATCGAGGATGCAGGAGCTGTCACAAAGTATTTCGCTTTGCTTTTCCAGTTTGAAGGTGATGAGAGCGCAACACGTCATGTCATATACAAGTGCAGCGCAACACGTCCGTCTGTTAATGGTGCCACCACAGAGGAAGAGATCGAGCCTCAGACAGAGACACTGACCATCACAGCAACAGCAATTCACAATGCGACTCTCAACAAGGACATAGTAAAAGCAAAATGTCTTTCTACAGATTCAGCATATTCAACATGGTTTGATGCTGTTTATCAGCCATCAACCTAACTAAACGAGGAGGAAATATAAATGTATCGGGAGATTAAAGTAGGGGAAAAAATCATCCCCATGAAAGCCACAGCAGCTACACCACTGAGATACAGACATGTGTTTCATAAGGACGTAATCAAAGCGTTTCAGACTGTCGAGGACAACTATTCAATCGCTATTGATACCATATCAGAGCTTGCATTTATCATGACCTTTTCCGCAAAGGGAGCAGACATGACAAAGCTCAACGAAGATCAGTATATTGAATGGCTCGATCAGTTTGAAACCTTTGATCTCATGGAAGCCTCAGAACAGATAGTAGATTTATATCTTGGTAATACTGAAGGCCTTAGTGAGCTAAAAAAAAATCTGGAAGGCGCAGTGAAAGAGAATTAAACACTGCGCTCTATGTGTTGAGGTGCATCCAGATCGGGCTTAGATTGTCCGAACTGGATTCCCTCGACTATGGCTTTGTGATGGACCTGATCACGGAGTCAAGCAACGATGAATATAAATATCGGCAGATTGCTACACAGGCCGATTTCGATAAATTCTAAAGAGGTGTACCATGGCAGCAGGACGCATTAAAGGCATTACTATCGAGATAGGTGGAGATACTACCAAGCTAACGAACGCACTTGCAAAGGTTGACAATGCACTTGGAAAGACAAAGACCAATCTGAGGGACCTTAATCGTGCTCTGAAGCTTGATCCGGGTAACACCGAACTTCTAAAAGACAAACAGCAAGAGCTTGCTCATGCTATCAGTGAAACAGAATCCAAACTCAAAACAGAAGAAGAAGCCTATAAGCAGCTGTCAAAAGCTGACAAGACACCTGAGAATATTGAAAGGATGAGACAGCTCAAGGTTCAGATTGACCTTGACACTGTTGCGCTGGAAGAACTTAAAAAACAAGCAAAAGAGTCTGCGTCTGTCCTTGGCTCACAGATGCAGGCCGCAGGAGCTAAAATTCAGGATGTTGGCAGCAAGATTAAAAGTATCAGCGACAGTATTTCCCGTGTTGGTCAAAAAATAACAACTTCTGTCACTATGCCTATAGTCGGTGCTTTTGGTGCATCTGCAAAAGCTGCTATTGATTGGGAATCTGCCTTTACTGGAGTTATGAAAACGGTAGATGAGACAGCCAACACGACTTATGACGATTTAAAAAATTCAATCAATGAGATAGCAAAGACAACGGCAAGCTCACAAAACCAGATTGCAGCAACAATGGAAATAGCTGGCCAGTTGGGTGTTTCTGCTGATGACATAACGGAATTTACAAGAACAATGGTTATGTTAGGTGATACAACCAATCTTTCGTCAGAAGAGGCTGCAAGTGCAATCGCTAAGTTTGCAAATGTCACAGGGATGTCACTTAGCAATGTTGACAAGTTGGGCTCTGCAATTGTTGATTTAGGCAATAACTACGCTACATCAGAGGCTGACATTATGAGCATGGCAACCAGATTGTCAGGTGCAGGTGCCCAGATCGGATTGTCACAAGGTGAAATACTTGGATTTGCAACAGCCCTTTCTTCGGTTGGCATTGAGGCTGAAATGGGTGGATCTGCATTCAGTAAAGCCATGATTAAGATGCAAGTCGCAGCTGAAACAGGCTATGACCAAGTTATCGATTTGCAGAATAAGACAGGAATGAGCCTCAGAGAATTGCAGTTGTTGTCATCCAACAATTCAAAGGACTTCAAGGCTCTGGCTGATTCACTTGGTCTTACAAAAGAAGAAATGAATGCCACAATCAAAGCAGGTGCGAACCTTCAAGACTTTGCAGAAGTGGCAAACATGGAGACAAAGGAATTTGTTGAGCTATACAGAAATGATGCTCCAGCAGCTTTGCAAGCATTTATTAAGGGTCTTGGAGATACTGAGGGCCATGGTGAATCTACTATTGCAATGTTGCAGGAGATGGGATTCACAGAAACAAGATTACGTGACACCTTAACAAGACTTGCTAATTCTGGTGACCTTGTTACAGATGCCGTTGCAAGAGGTAATCAGGCATGGGGTGAAAATTCAGCCATGACAGCAGAGGCTGAAAAGAGATATGCAACCATGGAGGCAAAGATCAGCCAATTAAAAGCAAGAATGACAGAGGTGGCTGTTGAAATAGGCGAAACACTTATGCCTTACATTGAAAAAGCAATGACCTTTATTGAGAGCCTCACAGAAAAGTGGAAGGCTCTTGATGATGAGCAGAAAGAGGCTATTTTGAAATTTGCGGCAATCGCTGCAGCAATAGGTCCTGTGCTTGTAATAATTGGCAAAGTGGTCAGCACAATCAGCACGATAGTGACTGTAGGTGGCAAGCTCGTCACTTTTGTCGGCGGTCTTATCACCAAGATCGGCGGACTGCAGGGAGTCATCACAGCGCTCACGGGGCCTATCGGCATCATAATAGCAGCCATCGGAGCACTCGTTGCTGCCTTTGTTTACTTCTACAATACAAATGAAGAGTTTAGAAATAGAGTCAACGCAGTTATTGAAGAGGTAAAGGTGGCTTTTCAGGGCTTTGTTGAAAATGTCAAAGTATGGATTGACCAGATTCTTGCGTGGTTTGCACCTATTATTGATTCAGTCAGTGCATATTTAACAGCGCTCTGGGAACTTATAACAACTATTGTGCAGAATATCGTCGCATCCGTGAAGGAAAAACTTGACGCTCACGCTTTAGAGATCAATGCACTGATCAGCACTATACAATTGATTATTGAGTCAGTACTTACTGTTCTTCAAGAATTTATCACAACCAAGTTAGATATAATTAAGTCTATTTTCACAGGTGTGCTCAATATCCTCACAAATCTGATCAAAGCATTTACATTTGCCTTGAAAGGTGACTGGAAAAGCGCAATGGATTATCTTGCGAAAGCTGCGAAAGCGGGTGTGGATATGGTTAAGAATATATTTAACGAACTCAAAGAGGGGATTAGTAATATTTTCCACGGATTAATAGAAAATTTCAGATCATGGGGCCAGGATATGATGGATGGTCTTATCGGTGGAATTATGGACAAAATTGAGGCCGTAAAAGAGGTTGCGGGGACAGTAGCAGGTGCAATAAAAGAATTCCTTCACTTTTCAGAGCCAGATGTCGGACCTCTTTCTGATTTCCACACATATGCACCTGATATGATGGCTTTGTTTGCGCAAGGCATAAGAGACAACGCTCACCTGATCACTGATGCTATCGGCACGAGTTTTGATTTAAGGCCATACTTTACATCAATGACAAACGGGCTTGATCGTCTTACCAGTGCAACAGATAGATCTATTAGCGCACCGGGGCAGCAGGGGCCTATCGTTGTCAATGTATCACTTGAAGGTGATGCAAATAGACTGTTCCGTGTATTGAGCGAAGAGGCGCACAAAGATTGGCAGATCACGGGAACTTCTAAGCTGATGGGGTATTGATATGAATGAAATATTAGCAACCGTTGGAAATACCAATATTACAAAATATATAATCAAAAACACCTATGATGTGGATGCTGAGCCTGTTTTTCAATCATGGACAGATGGGAACTATCACGATCATAGGATATATACCAGAGACAAAGTAAAAGGGAGTTTTGATGTTATCTTTTTTGATGATGATAACGGAGCATATCAGGACTTCCTCACTCTGTTAGATAGCGCCACCAATAACAGGGTGCTAACTATTGGCCTTTTTGTAGTAAATCAAAGCCGTTTTGATGCGTTTAATGTTTATTACACTATAACAGGTGCACAGCACGCAGAAACAACAGACGGTCGCATGGTTAATAAGATGACCATTAAAATAGAGGAGTATTAACTATGATTGATGTACCGGTTCTAGTAAAAGATGCGCTTAGGGATGGGCGGCTAAAGAAAAATTATAGGTTTGTGCTAGGCGAGGAAGAGTGGCACGAGGTTGGAAGCTTTGAGACGATTGGTTGGTATACTCCCAGTACTAATTATGGGGATGATATGAAATACACCATCCGAGACAGTAAAACATATAGGTTTATCGTGGATGATGCAGACCATGATACATACGCGCTTTATATCTATAAGGGTAGTGATCGGAACTGGAGGACTGTTGAGGCCACTTCACGTAATACATGGGATATTACGCTCACTGATGCGTTCTACGCTTATGTAGAGATAAAAAGTTCCTCGGGGAACTATTTTTCCCCAGTCTCCGTGCAGAACTTCTTTGCTTACACGATAGATAATAACAACCTCGTGAGTGAGAGCGTGAGCATTGATGAGCGGATGTGCTCAGGGGATACTCTGAAATTTGGTTTGTGTGAGGGCTCCTCGTTAGAGTTTCAATACTTTGACTTCCCCAACATCACAGGGCAGAGAATACAAGCCTTTGTTGATGTAGAGAGCGAGGAAATGGAGTACTCAAAAATACGTGTATTGACGAGATCACTCTATTCATTGCCAGCGGACGGACGCTACAAAATCACAGCTACCGCCGAAAATATGGCAAATATTCTTGCTTTATTCTTTGTGCATGGCAATACAACAACACGCATGGAGTTTACAGTTGCTCAGGATGGTCATGGAGAAATAGAAATCCCCAACGCAAAGAAAAATGATGATATATACCTTAGCTACAGAAGCGGCACGACTCCCACAGCTGAGGTTTTCCAGTGGGTGCACAAATGGCACACCATCCCCCTGGGCTTCTTTGATGTTAAGAAGTGTTCAAGACAGGCATCAACAGGGATAATCAAGGCTACTGCATACAATAAGCTACAAAGTGAGTATTTGGATGCAAAAGCGAATGAGCTGATAATGGAACAATTTAATAATCCGGAAATAGAAGTTTTTGCGGTAGATATTTTGCAATTACTATTGAAGGATTATGGGATAAAAGCCATAGATGCTGAAAAGGACTGGTTAGACAGACAATCAGAACCTAGTTATATTTTTAGAGTATCAAGGAGCACATATAATATTGTAAATTCCGGCATTACCAGCGGGGCATATTATATTTACGTGGACAGTTTCACGGGAGCTGCTGTATTAGATCCTAGTCAAGTATATCAGATTGGATATACTTACGATGGTGACTATGATGTAGAAGCACTTGAATTGCAATATTATAATTGGATACACGACACCATGACGAGATATTTAAGCAATGGTGAAGTTGGCGCTAATGCTTTGATGGATGAATTAAAACGTCCATATAATTCATCATATAGTAACTACTTAGGATGGCATGATTTCTTTGGTTTTGAATTAACAAAACAAGATAATACCAAAGAATATTATTCTTTAATTGCGTGGCAAGAGAGACTGCCCAATGTAAACGGAAGTGTAAAGGATTTATTTAAAAGAAGTTTTACTGGATGCACTCGTATAGTAATTAGAATACCGTACGCATTGCGTTTTCAAAAAAATTCGAGTGAAACCGGTCCGAGCTCAGTAAGATTTATAGATGGTGTTTATGATTCTTTAACACAAGAATATTTATCATGGAAATTCCCGTATACGAATATAGGCATTGATTCAGAAGTCGCATGGAGATTATTTTCCGTGGCCAGAATATTGAATTATACACCAGCTGAAGAGCTTACATTAGTTCCGTCTGAACTACCCGACATTACTTTGAGGCAATTACAATCTGCAGTATTTGAGACACAATGCCAATTCGGACAGCTTTCACGCATTACGGACCTTTTCTCAGGTGTTGAGCTTAATCACTCACGTCTTTATCCTGCGGATGATCTTTATCCTTCTGAAGGTCTTTACCCAGACGGAGCGCAGGAAAGCGGATTCCGCAGTCAGTATAGCCAGTTGTGGGCTGATGAGGGGAATATTCACAAGTGGCGGTATCTTATCATCACGTATAAGGGGCTTGATGGTGATGGAAACGAGACAGATCTCACACTGCAAAGGACGATAAACAACGATGGAACAGACAACTATAACATGAGTGATAACTGGCTGTTCCGCAATCTTATATGGACGGCCGAACAGGTCGGAGAGTATGCTGATGCAATGGTTCTCAAGATGCGAGATATCACATGGTTTCCATTTGAAATGTGGTGCGCAGGCCTTCCGTACTTAGAGACAGGGGATGAGATCGAGATTCCTCTGGGGGAAGAGACATATACAAGTTATATTTTGCAGAGGCAGCTTAAGGGTATTCAGAACCTGCAAGACACCTATATCAACGGAACTTTAGACATATTCTAAGGAGGTTAGAAAGATGGCATTACCTAAACTTTTTCAAAGGATTTTTTGGCATAATAACACCACTCCGGCTATACAGGAAGACAATCTCAATGCTATGTCTAAAGGGTTGAGTGATGTTGATGATAGGGTGATTAGTTTGGCAGGGACCATCATGGAAGATGTACCACAGATACAGGAAGACATGGAAGAGCTTGAGGCGGACATGGCCTTGATAGATACAAAGATAGCAAGCGCCACCGCTGAAGCTAACAGGGCAACCACAGCGGCAAATAATGCGGCTGCAAGTGTTATCTCTGCAGGGAATAAAGCACTTGTTTCTGAGGGCTGGGCGAAGGGCACACAGAATGGAACAGCGGTCGGTTCAAGTTCGCCGTATTATCACAACAATGCGGAGTATTTCAAGAACCAAGCAAGAAGCTTCACACCACAAGGGTATCAGGATTTAGTGGATGACGTTGATTCGTTAAAGGAGACTTTAACGAACTTTGAAGAGTCCATCACAGGCGAGGTAGTAGATTCCGAACCCTATGTATTAAGACAGGGACTTGGCAATCTTGCTGATATGGCTCTTGTTGGTGGCTCTTTGGCTTGGAATCAGCTTGTACAGAATGGTAATTTTGCTGACACAAGTAAATGGTATGCTTTAAATGGAACTATCTCAGCATCAAACAATGAGTTAACATTTACTGACTCAAACGCTAGTCAAGGGGATGCTTTATGTTCAAATAATTATCTGAATATAATAAGTGGTCATAAATACCTTTTGACTTCTGAGATAAAGTTACCATCCGCAAATAGAGTGATTTTCCATCTTTCCACTAACGATTGGTCTACAAATATTGATAAAGCTGTTAATGTATCATCTTCAAACAAAACATTAGTTAGTACTATGTTCGCTATATCGAATAGCGTATCGAATATAAGGTTGATGATGTATTTCTTCGGAAATACTGCTCCTTCAACCGGTGCTGTAGTTAAAGTATCAAACGTCCAATTCTTCGACCTTACTCAAATGTTTGGCTCAACCATAGCAGACTACATCTATAGCTTAGAGCAAGCAACAGCAGGAGCAGGAGTAGCATGGTTTAGAAAGTATTTCCCTAATGCTTATTACGCTTATCAGAGTGGCAAGATTGAGAATGTTAATGTAGCTAGTAGAAAGGTTGTTGGGAAGAATGGATTTGCAACAAATCTTTGCCCGATTACCAATAATGGAATAACTGTTGAAACAACAGCAAATGGTGAGATATGGATACACGGTACACCAATCATTACTACGTCTTATGTTGGATTTAATGTTGGTGATGTTCCTAAAGCATTTATCGGTAAACAGGTAGTGTTATCGGTCAATGAGAAGGTAAATGGCATAGGATTTTCGGTACAAGATGGTAATCTTACTCTTACGATGTCGGAAACTGTTAAATCTAAAACAGCTATCTATGCACCCGAAGCTTCTACCTGTATGATTAATGTAAGAAACGATGTTGGTACAATAGATAAGATATTTAAAGTACAATTTGAACTCGGAGACACCGCAACAGCCTATGAACCCCACAAAGAATACACATTCCCATTCGCCAACAAACAACTCCGTGGTATTCCAAAGTTAGTAGACAATAAGCTATCTTATGATGGTGATATTTACACGGCTGATGGAACTGTTACAAGGAAGTATGGGATAGTTGATATGGGGACGTTGAATTGGAAGTATAATTCAACTAACAACTTCTTTTGGTTGGATCCTGGCGTTCTTCCCAATAAGCAATTAGGCAATTTGTTGTGTGCAAGATATGTCTATGTTGGAGCCAAGACTGATGCAGAGATGGCAAGCGTTGCCGATATGACATTGGCATTATCAGCAGGAAATAACATTAAAGTAAAAGACACATCGTATTCAGATGCCACAACATTTAAAACCGCTATGAGTGGTGTATATCTTGTATACGAACTTGCCACACCAACCACAGAATCAGCAAATGCTTATCAGAATCCACAGAGAGCCTTTATTGATGGTACAGAAGAATTTGTTGATTATGGTGTTCAATCAGCCACAAGGGATGTTTCTATTCCTGTAGGGAATAACACCACATATCAGCTTAACGAAACTCTTCCACCTACAGAGGATTATGTGGATGGAGCATTAAAATTCAAAGCGGCTATATCAGCCCTTGGAACAGATGAAAGCGGAAGAACCACAGCATCAAGGGCATACACAGCAGGCGAATTTTTTTACAAAGATGGAAAAATGTACAAAGTGCTTACATCAATAGCACAGGGCGCAACATTTACCATAAACACAAACTGTCAGCAAACAACACTATTCGCAGAGTTAAAGGCTCTTGCACAATAAAAGGAGGGTAAATTATGACATATGCAATTATTAAGGTAATCAATGGAAGCTATTCTGTACACTCTGAGGGATTCACAGACCTGTCAAAAGCAAAGGTTGACTATCATGGTCTTTGTCAGACTCTTTGGAACGCAGAGGATGTTATAACAGGTGAGGTTATGATTGTTGATGAAAATCTTGATTGTGTAGAGGGTTACAAAGAGCGCATTACACATGAGCCTGTTTATGTAGCACCCGAGCCCGAACCAACACCCGAACCCGAAGAGGAAACAGAGCCAACAGAGTAACTTAGTTCGTTAAAAATTACATTTTGCGAAGTAAAAACGGAGCTGTCACTGTCAAAGGTGGCGGCTCTTTTATTGGGGGAGAATATGAGCGTACAAACATTACTACCTATTTTGCAGATGGTCCTTGCTTTCGGAAATATATGCGTACTTGGGTACGCTCTTATGAACTTTCTGAAAAGACCACACGACACACTGGAGACAAAGGTGGAAGAGTTGAAAAAGAGAGTCGATACTCACGATCTTAAGTTTAAAGAGGTGGAGGAATCACTTCATCATGGAAATGACAAATTCAGAAAGCAGGACGAACTTAACGAGGTCTTTATAAATTGCATGCTGGCATTCATTGATTTTGAAATGGCTTACTGCTCAGCAACAGGATTCAAGGACACGGAAGATCTGGAAAGCGCAAAGACAACATTAAGGAAGTATCTTGCGAAGAGGTAAACCAATGCTGACCGGAATAGAGAGATGCAGAAAACAGGCAAAAAAGAAACCTAAAAAGATTGACCTTATCGTCAGAGGTGTCCTGATCTATTGGGTTGTCTTTGTAACTGTAGCGTGGATCACCTTCTGGGTGAAGGATTCTATTCCGGACACTCTTGTGCAGTATGGCCTCGGTGGTGGAGCCGTGGAGCTTCTTGTCACCGGAGCTATTGAGATATTTAGAGACAAATTAAGCAAGGAGGATGAGAAATGAACAAACTTACGAGTAGAAAGTTTTGGATAACAGTTGCCGCAGTGCTGGCATCACTTGGCACGACTGTGAGCGGTATCATCTCAGGCAATGAGACACTTGCGATAGTTGCATCAATCTGCACAGCTTTATCCGCTGCCATTTATGCAGGAGCAGAGGCATACGTGGACGGTAAGGCAGTAGACAAGGAGTGATGTTATGGCAAGCGCAACTCAAATAGCTACATTCATAGAACAGATAGCCCCATGCGCTCAACATGCTTACAAGGTTCTCGGAAAAGTAAAGCCCTCCGTTTGCATTGGTATGGCTTGTATTGAGTGCGGATATGGAACCGCTGGGAGCACAAAATACCATAGCTATCTAGGCCATAAAGTAGGCACAGGCAAGACAGCGCTGAAATACTGGCCCGGAACATTTAAGACATGGAAAACCCAAGAGGAGTACAAGATCGGAGAGCATACAACCATAGTAGACGCTTTCAGAACTTATGAAAGTATGCAGCAATGTGTTCTTAATTTCTACGAGCTCCTAAACACCGGGCTTTATTCCAGAGTCAAAGCTGACGCTGATTACATTACTCAGATGCACCAGATAAAAGCCTGCTCTTACATGACCAGCAGCAGAGAAGTCAACGCAGTTCTGTCATGTATCCAAAAGTACAACCTTACAAAATACGATTACAACTCAGGAACGCCGAATTATCCCATCCCTGCACGGACTCTAAAGCGTGGAACAAAAGGGGATGACGTGCGTTGGATACAACAAAAGCTCCTTGATCGTGGCTACCCGGTGGGAAACATTGACGGAATTTACGGACTCAAAACTGAGCAGAACGTCAAGGACTTCCAGAAGGATGTATTTGTGGATGGGGTATGTGGCTCCCTGACTTTGGAAGCGCTCAAAAAATAAATGTCACACGTTCTGTCACACGAAAAATAAAAACCCCCAAAACCATGCGGCTTGAGGGCAAGCAGGATACGGGAATCGAACCCATAAAGACCATTTTTCTATTTAAGCCAGTAACTGTGCGGAAATCACTTGAAAACCGCTTAGTTACTGGCTTTTCTTATGTTAATATCTAGCACTAAAAATCACATTTTAACACTGAAAAACCATTATCAAACACAAAAATGTCACACGAAATGTCACACGAAATCACTCGACTATCTTCTTGGATGGGGTGAAGTTTTCCTCAATGTATCTGTTCGCAATCTGGGTGTACTTCTTCCGGGTAGATGTGAGAGTGTTGTCGTAGACACGCTCAAGAACTACAGACCCCGACTCCCAGCGGCCCACTTCTTCGATGTACTTCCGAGGGATGCCAAGGTCGCTTCTGAAACTTGCTGCGAAGTGCCTGAGCGAGTGGAAGTTGAACGGAAAACCAAGGCGCTTCTTAAGGAGGTCGTACCTGTGAGAGATCATGTTCGGATTCATATTGAACACATAGGCTTCAGGATCCTCGGAGCAGGGGAGCAGATCAATGATAAATTTCGGAAGCTGGACAACTCCGGCGAGTGCATTTTTCGGGAAAGGTTTATACACCCACTTGTTGTCATCAAGTACCATGTCAGCGTGGACGTGTACCGTGCACATATCACGGCTGATGTCTTTCTGCTTGAGCGCAGCAATCTCACCACGGCGAAGAGCACCAAAGGCGGCAAGGTAGAGAATGGGCTTAAGCTCCTCCGAGGCATTGTCTAAAAGCATTTTTACATCTTCCGTGTCGGGCGCCTTTATCTCCTTAGATGAGCTGTTGGGGTATCTGATCCGAAACTTCTTATCACACTCTACATAATCGAGAGCGGAGAGCAAAAAGCTGATTCTGTTGCGGCAGGTCTTGGCCCTCACAGATATGCTCCATGCGTTCACTAGCGCCTGAATATCAGCCGTTTTTATCTCGTCCACACAAATATCCATGACGGACTCAAAAAGCGGAATAAGGCGCTTGTAGTTCGTTATTGTGGAAGGGCTGAGAACCTTGGAGCGGTCTTTTATATACTGTTCCAGAGCATCACGGACTTTTATGCCGTAAACTTCGGAATCCTCCGCTGATAGTCTCCACTGCCGGGCGAGCATCTCGGATTGATCCTTGGCTTTGCGCGCATTGCCTTTGCAGTCCTTCGGGTGTACAGTGAAGGACTTGCAAACCACTTTGCCGTTAATGGTCTTTTTTACTTGTGTTCGGTATGCTCCACTTGGGAGCTGTCTTGCTTTTGCCATATTGTTTACTCCTATATTGATCGTAGCGGTTACTGTTCATAGAATGGTAGCTGCTATGATAAACCCCGCTATTCCTCCATCCGAGTAGCGGGGTTATTTTTATAGACCGTTCTGAGAAGCTCCATATTCAGCTTCTTCGTTTGTAAATCCATCAAATTCAAGCTGATCTACCAAACTGCCATGAGAAAAAGCGGAATAGTCAAGATACTGCTTGCCTGCTTTGACGGCTTGTTCTTTCCAATCAGCTCCACAGTTATCGGCTCCGTAAGTTGCCTGTTCTTCAGTAAACTTGTCAAATTCAAGCTGCTTGATAAGCCCAGAATAAGAAAACGCAGTGTAATCAAGGTATTTCTTAGCTGACTTTAACGCCTGTTCATTCCAGTTTGCTCCACAATTATCTGCTGCAAAAGCGGCGTCTTCATCAGAGAACTGTTCAAATTTTAATTGTTCAATAAGGCCATCATGAGAAAATGCAGTATACCCAAGATATTGCTTTGCTGACCTTAGAGCTTGTTCTTGACTAATTGTTGCATTAAGCGTTACTTGATCTACTTCCTGTGTTACTTCTTGGGTGTCAGTTTTTTCCGTTGTGGGATCAGGCATGTCTTTTTTATCAGTAGTGGCTTCTGAAGTTGCGACTTCTTCAGATGTCTTTGCGTCTTCTTCAGGCGCTGGATCCTGTTTGATTTCTTGTGTGGCGTCTTGGTTTGCGACGGTTTGTGTGGATGTCGTCGAATTTGGCTTATAATTTGTTATTCCAACAACTAAAAGCAGTGCTGTGATTCCAAGTCCTACATAAGTGAGTACGTGTTTTTCCTCTTTGCTGCCTTTTGTCAGATCGATAAGACCTGTTACAATTGCCGCCGGGAAAAACAAAATACTTAAGATAATAGTTGCGATGCTGAGCTTAGAATGTTTCATTTTGAAATCCTCCTTAATCATCAATAAATAAATTTTCCATCTCTTTATATTCTCGCCATCTCTCCCTGACCTTTAAGATCGTAAGGACCCTATTCTTTTCTTCCTGTGAAGCGTGGTCATAGCAATACTTAACAAACTTCCACTTTGTTAAATCATCTTCGTCTGAAGCATCAAAATCTGAAGGGGAAGCTTTTTTGCGATTTACAACAACATCCTGGTCTATTTTTCCAACCAAAGTATCAAGTTCAACACCAATCGCACTTGCTACTTTATCAATAGTTTCCAAGCTTGGATTGATTGGATTGCCTCTGGGATCCTTATTATTTTCCAACATTGAAATGTAAGACTTTGATAAATTTGCCATCTTACCAAATTCTTCCATGTTTAAATTATTTAATTCACGAAACTCCCTGATAACATCGCCTAACGTCATTTTTGGCACCTCCAACAGCTGTCAAATACATTTTACACCACAAGTAAAACGTGTTCAACATAATATGTAAAATGTATTGACATGTTTAACAAGATGTTGTAAGTTTAACGTATGTTCAACAATATCTTTGAAGGAGGAATGAGATGGCATACAAGATAAAGGAATTGAGGGAGAAAAGAAAACTGTCGCAGTCGGAGCTGGCGAATCTCTCCGGAGTGTCCAGACCTACGATAATTAGGCTTGAGAACAACGATAATGTCGTTGTAAATTCCAAAACCCTAGAGAAAATAGCCACGGCACTTAATGTGTCAATTCGAACCCTTTTTTTGTCTTGATTGTTTAACAAGGATGACGTTGCATACTTCTGTTAAACATAAGGTAAAACATAGTTAAACTGGTCTGGATGTGAAATAGCAGATCCATATTAACCACCCCCAAAATGGGGTCATTGCAAAGAGGGATATATGAAAGCAGATCTATTCAGGGCAACAGCCAAGAAGTACATGGAACTGAGACACATCACAACGAGGGAGAAGCTGAGAGCCCACACAACCTGTGGGAGCTCGACCACCTTCCGGAAGTATTGGAATGATCCTGATCTTATGCCCATGGGGATCTGGGAGCAGATCATGACAAGCCTCAATGTTCCTTATGAGGAACAATTCGAGATTCTTAAGAAATAGGGGGAGAGATGAGAACAAAGCGATTGCTTTACTTCTGCGGAATCCTTGCAATTATCATCGGAATACTTCTGATGCTGCAGGATAAGCCACAGGAAGAAAAGACGATATGGGAGGAAATACCACCGAATGAAGCGATATCAAACATTATCACGGAAGAAGGAAAAGCAAAGAATATTTCAGAGCATGAAGCTGACAGGCAGGAACCGCAAGGAGATTCAGGACCTTCAGAGGATCCTGGAGGAGAACAGCAAAGGGATGAAGGCAGCAGTCGAGAAGATGGGAAGGCAGCAGGACTCAGCGAAAACGACCGAAAGCTCCTCTTGAGGATTGCGCAGTCAGAGGCAGGCAATCAGGGACCGGATGGCATGTGGCTTGTTATGAGCGTGGTAATGAACCGGGTCAAATCTGATGAATGGCCTGACACAATCAGAGAAGTGATCAATCAGACGGGGCAGTTCAGCCCTATATCAGACGGAAGATTCAACAAGGTTGAGATTTCAGAGGACGCTTATGAGGCGCTGGCAAGGATAGAAGCCGGAGACATAGCGGAATCAATCATTGCTTTTGAAGTAACAGAGTCGAAAGTCCTTGATCAATATTTTGCCATGGCCTTCGACTATAAGGATCACAAGTTTTATACCAGAAAGTGACCTAAATAGGCAAGTAAAGTGACTAAAAAGGGAATAAGAGATGAGATACACGATGACCGAACACACACAAGAAGAGAAAGCTCTCATGCTGGACCTGATCACAGACACCTATATTGAGAACTACAACAGCAAAGCTCCGGTGCCAAGGAAGTTCGGATCCAGAGCAGCGCAGGCAGGATATAAGGTTCTTGAGATGCTGTTCAATAATGGATTCCTTACGGAAGAGGGTATCCATGAAGAAAAAAGAGCAAAAGAAAAACAGCCAAGCTAAAAGCTCAGCTGCATTCCTCAGTGTAATTGTTTTGCACTAATAAAGCTTGGTTTTTGGACAAGACAATTATACCACACTGAGAATCTTTAAACAATTTTAGAAGCTAGATTTCATCTAGTTTTCATAGCTTTATCACCTATTAAAGTTAGGGAGGTCTTGGGGGACTCAATGGGGTATAAAGAATGTGATTATATCTCGCCCAATTTTATCGAGCGAGAATTTTATTTTGCAGGCAATTATGGAGCCAAGGGAGAGAAGAGATCGGAGAGGGAGAAGATCACTCCCTTGCAGGTAGCAAAAAATAATCAGTGGAACAGGGTGAAGAGACTGAGGCGGACATTGCAGCTCAATTTCTTTCCGGGGGATTACTGGATCACTGTGAAATATAGAGCAGGGACAAGAAAAGACATAAAAGCAGTGAAGTCTGATGTAAAAAAGTTCCTTGATGGACTCCGGAAGAAATACAAGGCAAGAGGTCAGCCGCTCATGTTCGTGTATCGGATTGAGATCGGCAAGAGAGGAGGGCTTCATTGCCACATGGTCATAAACCGCATTCAGGACGGAGATCTTCTGATGAGGGATGCCTGGAAGAAGGCAACAGATGATGCAGGATCCATTGACTACACGACCATTGAGGAGACAGGAGGCTTCGGAGGACTTGCGGAGTATATCTGCAAGCTTCCTGATGAAGAGATCACAGGTCAGATGAAGTTTGACATTCCGGACACTGACAAAAAGAAGCTCATTGCGATCTCATCCAGCAGGAACTTAAAGAGGCCATGCCCTGTGGTGAAGAAAAGATCACACTGGACAATGCGCAGGCTCCTCATGGGGGAGATCAAGCCGACAGAAGGATTCATGATCGACAAGGACTCCATCAGGCAGGGAGTCAACAGATTCACAGGTCTTTCATACCTTTACTATACGGAGGTGAGGATTGACCAGCTTGCAAGAGGTGACACATGGATAACATAGACATTTACATATATAGCTCAATAAAAGGCAACAGTCGCAAGGACGGAAAGTTCATCTATATCCTTGAGACTCTGACAGGGAAAGGACCTGCCACACTTACCGGAAAGCCAAAGGAAGTGACAGAAGTGACAGGATATCAGTCGGAGCTCCTGGCATTGGGCGAAGCTTTGAAAAGAATAAAAAAGCCGTGTGGCATAAAAGTCCACGCTTCGAACATGACTCTGCTCACTGTACTGCAGAATGGATGGTATAAGAAATGGGCAGAGACCGGATATAAGAACAGCAAAGGTGAAGATGTTTCCTACGCTGATGAATGGAGAATGTTCAATTATCAGCTGGGAGGCAGCAGCATTACGGACGCAGTGGCAGATAAGCACACATACTCCTCATGGATGGAGTCGGAATGCTTAAAAAGCCAGTAAAGTTCACGTGCGGAGCCTATTTTTATAAACAACAAAGGAGGGGATTATGGACAACGAATTTCCAAAGATCATGGGGACATGTAAATATTGCGGACAGGGTAGACTCATTCAGACTGTCGGAGAGATCTCGCAGGAGAAGGCTGACGAGATGGCATCTGAACAATGTGACTGCCAGGGAGCCAAGGTTGAACAGAACAGGGTGAGGAAGATCCGCAGGGCGGACACCTGGGCAGAAGGGAGATTCAGAGAGACACCACAGGTCCTTGAGATATTCAAGCAGGCTTTCAGGGCTGTCACATATCACGAAGTTGACCAGGTATCGATCAAGGACAATTCATGGAACCACGTTATAAAGCTTGATTCGGACGGATATTTGAACATCAAGAGCACAAAGAAGGTGGAAGAAGAGGTTGATTTCTCATGAGCAGGAGATCAAGAGCATGTGAATTTTCATCTGAGGCAAGAAAGATCATCAAAAAGCGTGATGGTGGCTGCATATTCTGCAGGCTTGGATATATGCTTCCACCGGAGGATGAGTTTTACATATCAACACACAGATATCAGATCATGCACTTCATCCCAAGATCACAGGGAGGCCTTGGCATTCCTGAAAATGGAGCTGTGGGATGCCTGTGGCATCATGGAATGCTGGACAACGGAAAAGAGGGACTGCGTGAAGATATGCTGACCATCTTCGAGGCTTACTTAAGGGCCCGGTGTGAAAACTGGAATAAGAACGATCTGACCTTTGACAAGTGGGGAGGTCTTAAGGGGGAACACAATGCAGATGACAGAGAAGGAGATATGCCAGAGATACCGAGAAGCTAAAGATAAAAGATTGCAGATCGGAATCCTGGCAGAGCTCAATGCAACAAGTAAAGAGTTCATAAAAGAGATCCTTGAAAGGGGCGGAGAAATGGGCAGACCAAAACTAAAAGCAGAATTGCCAAAGGCGGAAGCAGACGAAACGAAAGAAAAAAGAGTTCCGATGCCGGACATCGTAAAAGAGACAATCCAGTTCGGCATAGATGCTCTGGACGTGAAGATTACTGAGCTTGAGGCAGAATACAAGGCCATAAGTGAGAGCCTTGAGGAACTGAGGAAAAAGAAGAGATCCATAGAAGAGTACATGAAGAGGTCGATATGAAGAGAAGCACACTCCTGGATGAATACCTGAATAAGCTTGTAGACGTGAACTTTACTGACGGGACAGAGCTGACAGGGGTTCTCGAATATGGTGCCTGCATCAGCGGAAGGTATTATGCAGGCAAGTACACACTTTATGTCTTTGGATCCGGAACATACATCCTTAAAAGGACCTATGTGAGAAAGATCAGAGAGCATAAATGATTAGGGAGGTAGGAAAAATATGAGCGAATCAGCTTGTAAGCATTGATATTTTTATCATGCGCCGGATATTGAGCCGCAAGATCCGGTGTGCAATTTTCCGTGGTTTGATTACACGGAGGAGGATGTTTTGAAGAAGGCCTGCGCATTTGAAGATGACTACGATGGAGAGCTTGAATATTAAGATCTTTTGGCTTAAAGGAATTTATCACAGAAAAGACTTGAAAGCCATTGAATAAATCCCTGGGCATCGCCCAGGGTGGAAGGAGGGGAAGATGGACGATATAGCATTACTGATCATACTTGCAGCGCTTGCCCTCTTTGGAATGTTCCTGGACTGGGAAGAACTAAAGATCGAGCTGTGGGAAATGAGACAAGATGATGCCGAGGAAGGCAGCAGGAGTGATGACAAATGAAGCTATACATGAAATGCACCAAAGATAAATATGAATTGCCTTTGATTGTTGAGGATTCCATTCAGACGCTTGCAAATAAGGCAGGGGTAACAGTCGGGGCCGTGTCATCAATGATCTCAAAGCACATAGGAGGATATCACCGAATTGAAATTGAGGACGATTTATCGGACACGGAGGAAACATGAGGACAGAGAAGATCTTGGAGTTTGACACCTTTGAGGAATTATGCAAGGCCATGGTCTCTTACAGAAAGCTTGGAGTGGTATGTGAAATGAGATCATGGGAGCAGGTCGGAAAGAACGTCCTGCACATATTTGAGGATGATGAGTGGTGGAAAGTATGGGAAAACGACAAAGAGTGGCAGGTGGGCAGTCAGATGCCATGAGCAAATATGAATGTGAAGGTCAGATGAATATATTCGATTTTATCGAAAAGCCCAAGGAAAAAGCCACATGGACAAAGCAGTGCGAGTCCTGCGGTCATAATGACGAAGGTTTCTGCAAATACGACAATCACAAAAATAATGACTATTGTAACCAGGGCGACAAATGGACTCCAAAAAACGCTCCGATCTGCGAACACTCAAAGCATACTTGCAACAAAAAAGAGCTCTGGAAGATAGCTGACACATTGGATGAGCTCCAGTGCCCTCATGTATGTTGCCGACTCTGTAGTACAAGATTATGCGGTGCAAGATGTAACGGATCAGAGGAACCGGAAAAGCTTGCTCCTGACTTTCCGATCAAAGACAAGGAAGGATGGAGAAGCTTCTCCGATAAGCCTGAAACATTTTTAGACTTTGAGGAGCTGGAGCTTCAGGTCCTTGGCAAATACCGGATGAACAATAAAGACTATTGGAGCCAGTGCCCTGCACGCTTTGATGACAGCAGGATCATTCCTCTTGAGGTTCCCTTCGACATACCAAGACCGGATTGGAAGTATTGGAGAGTCCGTCCTGACAAAGGCATATCGCATGACCGATATGGGAGAGAATACAAAGCTCCAACATGGATGGATGCAAAAAGATGTGAGACATGCAAGTTTTGGGAGATCCTTCCTGCTGAGGAACAGCCGCCTTCAGGATGGGGAGTCATGGGCCAGTGTAATTGCTATCACGAGCCTGAAATGATGAAAAATGGCTATTGGAAAACATCAAAGACAAGCTGTTGCATGGATTATAAGGAGAAAAGCAATGAATAAAAGACAGTGGGAGAAACGTTATAAGCGTAAATGGCAGCAGCTCATGAGCGATAAAGAAGTGAGCTTCTACACATAAAGGTGAAGCCTTCAAGAATAAAGATGAGAACGGAAACGACAGAAAACTCAGTGAGCGTGATCGGATTGATCAGATACCTGGAATTTAAGATCACATTCACAAAGGAGCCGAAAAACGAAGGACTGCACGAAGCCCTTGAGAATCTTTCTGATGAAGAGCTCACGGCTTTACATGAAAAGGTGAAGGAGGCAGCAGGTGAAACTACGAAAAACGAGAAAACTTGACCGGAATCTGGAAATAGTCTCCCTGAGGAAGTCAGGGACAAGCTACAGAGAAATTGCTGAGAAGTTCGACATATCAATCCGGAGAGTGAGACAGATCTTAGAGGTTTGGGAGGACAGAGAGATTGACTAACAGTTTGAGGAATAAGAAATTTAGGCTTAAAGGCAGAATTACAAATGTGGATTGCTCAATTGATCAGATGGCATCAAGGCCAGCAACTTTCACATCTTACATTACGAGTGACAACCACAGCATAACATTGACGCTCTGCCCGGAATTTGAGGAGAGGTGTTCTCATATAGCCTATACAGTGAATATTACTGATATCGTGAAGGCGCTGGAGGGTAAACATGAATGATCAGGAATGTATTGAGAAGCTTGAAAAGATAAGCGGCTATTGCTGCGCACAAAAAGATAAGGATGCCCTTGAGTATGCCAAGAAGCGCCTGAAAGAGATTCCGGGGAAAGGAAGTTGGGAATCCATTGAAATAGACAATAAGCCATGGAGCCAGTGCCCTTTTTGCAACAGCAAATTCTATTTCAATGATGAGGACAGGTTCTCATTTTGTCCCAGGTGCGGAGCAGATCTGACGGAGGAAGAGGCATGAAAGAAAATGATTGCATAAGCAGAAAACAAACCATCGAGCGATTGAAGCTAAACTTCCCAATATCTCAGGGAGCAGATAACTCAAGAGATAGGCATAGATATATGCAAGCTATGGCAGACCTTCAAGCAATAAGGGAAATGCCCTCGGTAGCACCACAAGAGCCAAGATGGATTCCTATGGTTAGAAGAGAACCAACGGATGAAGAGAAAGCAGAGTACCTTGCTCAAAACGGAGAAGAGATTTGTTATATGCTTGAAAATGAAATGCCAGTAAACGGACAGGAAGTTTTAGTATCTATTGGAGAGTTTGTTTCAGAAGATGTTTTTGATGAAGATTTTTATAATTTTGAAAACAATGACATTGAAAATGTAGACGCATGGATGCCATTACCAAAACCATACAAGGGAGAAATTGAACCACAGGAAAGTGAGGTAAACAATGGCTGAAATAAACATTGAGAAAATGGCACAGCGTATTGCTAAAAAAGCCATACAAGAATTAAGGGATAACGGAGTATTTGTCAGCAGATGGATTCCTGTTAGTGAGAGATTGCCCGAAGAATATAAAACCGTGATAGCATCCACAGAGTATGGGGTTTATCCCGAAGCAAGGTACTCAGAAGAAGATGGATGGGCATGGGCTTATGAGTCTGGTGCAGATTATTGGGAAGAATTAGCCGAGGTAAAAGCATGGATGCCATTACCAGAGCCGTACAAAGCAGAAAGTGAGCCACAGGAAAGTGAGGATAAGAAATGATAATAGCTGAATATAACGACCATTGTGGAGATTGTAAAGTTGCTGATTACTGCGATGAACCATATAGCGATATACACCTTTGCTATAATCCCGGGATATGTGACATGTCTCCGGAGAATTTTAAAAAGCTATATAACAACATACAATGTAAGCATCCAAAATGGAGCAAACGCAAGATTTTGAAATTTCTTACAGATATATATAGTGCAGAAAGTGAGGGATAAATGGTTAGACTAGGGAGCAGCGCAGTAGACGACTGGAATTTACTACGGAAGACTACACCTAAATGGTGCCCAAAGTTTGAAGCTGCGAAGACGGCAGCAGGAGGTTGAAGAGTGAAAAAGGTATTAGTTTATGTGATGGCAGCAATATTTCTTTTAACAGGGTGCTCATTAGAGGACGAGGCAGACGTAGCGAGCTACAACATTTCAAAAGAGGCCGACAATTTCAATGTCTATCGAAGCGTGAAGGTTATTAACAATCAATCCGACTGCGTGATGCTTGAATTTGAGGGCTGGTGTTCTATCACCAAAGATAACAGTGACGACCAGTTAGAAATCACGTACAGAGTAGGAGAAGGGCAGTATTTCAAAGACTTTATCGGACTGAATGACCGTACAACCTATGTGATTACTCAGCTTGACGGCAGCAACGTAGACAAATATCACTACGAATGGATGTATCACTCAAAGGGCGATCTAATACCAATCACTTTAAAAGATGCTGACGATTAAGAAAGTAAGGGGGGACAAATGAAGATTAAAACACCGAATAAAAGCAGTAAATACTATATCGAAGCACCATTCTATCGTCATGCAATATCATGGTGCCTGTGCTATTGGTCATGGAAAGATCTGTTGAGTTCCAGGACGGATTCAAGCAAAGCAATCCGATATGATGTCGATAAGGTTCAGACTTCCGGCAATTCCGATCCTACAATGGAGATCGGAACCTACAGAGCAGAGCTTCAACAAAGAATTGACCTGATAGAGAAAACAGTCGAGAAGGTAGCTCCTGAAATCTATAAATATCTTCTTGAGGGAGTAACAGTCGGACTGAACTTCTATCAGCTGGAGAATAAAGGGATGCCATGCAGCGCAAATTATTACTATGCCAAGAGGCAGCAGTTTTATTATGAAATAGCAAAGAGCTTAAGCTTTAAGTGAGGAGGAAGCAGACATGAGTGGAGGATCCTTTGATTATATTTGTTTCGATCTGGCACATGTAGCCGATAGGATCGAGGATAAAGAGATAAAAGAACTGACAAAAGACCTAGCTAACCTATTGCATGATTTAGAGTGGTACGAGTCAGGAGACTACGGCAGAGACACCTATGAGAAAACTCTCAAGGCATTCAAAGAAAAGTGGTTTAAGGGTGACAGAAATGCAAGACTTAAGGGATATATCAACACCATTCTGGACACTGCCAGAGGTGACATTGATAAATTGATTTAGGAGGCAGATGGGAGTTGAAACAAAATGATTGCAAGGTATGACAAAGATGGGAATATTATAGCAGTCGGAGATAACTGCCACGATCTGGCGAGGATCCTCAAGATAACTCCGCAGGCCGTCAGCCATGGAATCCACAGAGGTTCAAAGCTTTATGCCAAGATAGATGAAAGTGAGGAAGAGGAATGCTAATAACTAAAGAAGAGCACGAGATGAAGCTTAAGGAGAAAGACAGGACAATTAGCGAATACAGAAAGGCATTGGATGAAACCACAGCAGAGCTTGTCGAACTACAAAAACAAGTGGCTGAGCAGGCAGCAGGTGGTGAGCCTAAACAATATTACATTAACGTCCCTGTTGAGAGAGAATGCTTAAGCTGCCCAAAGCTTGAACTTCAGACAGTGCAGGAGGTTGGAGACATAAAGATCCATGAATGCAAGCACGTCTCCTTCTGTAAAGAAATCAGGGCGAACTGGGAGGAAGTCAATAAAATAAATTGTGGTGATAACGGAACCCAAAACTGAAATAGAATGTAAGTGGTGATAGTTGGGAACCTTCATGGTTTTCATTATTGGAAATCTCCCACTCGTTGCAAGAGCCATCGGCATAAGCTGGTGGCTTTTGTTGTGGGAATAAGGAGATCACATGAAAGAAGATTATAAGGACGGATGGCCAAGGATTCCGGGATGGTATGACTGTCTTGTGGACGGAGAGCAGATGAGACTTAAGTTCTATGTCTGCCAGGTATCCTGCAAACCTCACTGGCTTGATCCGGATGGGAACTATATAGAGACCATGTACAAGGTTAAATGGAGAAATGAAAACAGCTGATCCCTTTTACAAATCCAAGAAGTGGGAGACCATAAGAGCTAGAGCCTTAAAGCGTGATGAATACATGTGTCAGTGTTGCAAAGCAAACAATCAGATGATTCCGGCTCAGTGTGTTCACCACATATTCCCAAGAGACACCTATTCCCAGTATCAGTTCGAACTGTGGAATCTCATGAGCCTGTGCAACGATTGTCACGATGAGATGCACAATCATTACACGGGCGAGCTCTCTAAGAAAGGAATGCTGTTCCTCAGAAGTCTTGCATCGGTCAGAGGAATACCAATCAGCATGAAGGCTGGCACGATCTTAGTCGTGGGATTGCCTGGAACCGGGAAGAGTTCTTACTGCAGGCAGAGGATGGATGAGTTCTCATTGTGCTATGACCTTGATGCTATAGCAGGAGCATTCAGACTCAAAGGACCTCATGAGGAATACTTCAGGCCAGCAAGGAAGATGGCAAACGATTTTCTCAAAGGATTCCTTGCAAAGGCTCACGACTATTGCAAGAGAGTCTACATCATCAGGACAGCACCGACTGTTGAAGAGCTGGATGAAATCAATCCGGATAAGCTAGTGATCTGCAGGCATCAATACGTCAGCAGACACATGGATGATAAGAGAGGAGCACAAAGAAAGATCGAGCTCCTTGAGCAGCATTGCCTTGAGTTTGGAATAGAAATTGAGTATGTTGACAGACAACCACAACATATTGTGTAACCACCCCCCCACACCCCAAGGGTTAGTGATGCCCCGAGGGAC